TACTCTATGTCTAAATCTCTTAATTTGTCGTATGCGTTTGCTAATGGTGTTTTTGGTGTTGCGTAAAATGGCTTTAGGTTAGTCATAATGTTTTGTTTTGATTAATATAAAGCAAATATAAACAATTTTATTAACATATTAACAATAAATTGTAACTTTTTTTAATGTAAAGCATATTTACCAAAGTTTGGCCTACTTAATATTGAGTAGGTTGCGTAACGGCAAGGGTCAATAATATGGTTATTTTTATCATCTGGAATATTTGTCAAAGTACCACCTTTATCTTCTTTCCATTTATAGTTTCTAAATTCACTTATGGCATTTGTTGAGGTTGATAATATATGTATCTTGTATCTTTTTAATAAATCAATACCAGCATTTACACTATCCCTACCTTTTATACTTGGGAATATATTATTACCCATAGAACGTAATTCTGATATAAGTCTAGGCTCTGCACTATCCGCATATATTGGTTTGCTTGTTAAATTTAATTCTTTAAGGAATTTATTTATATCATTAGTTGTCATTTGTGTTCTGTACAAATGTTCTTGTATATACAAATTATGTTCAAAACTATAAACTGCTACAAAAGTTGTGGGGTCATTAGTGTACCCAAAGTCCATACCGTATGCTATAAGCTCTGCTAGTTGTGGTATTTGGTTTACCTCAACATATTTAAAGATAGTGCTTCTACTAGCTGCTCTTTCACCTAAACCATATATTTGCCAATACTGTTCATCTGTATCTCTTAACCTTTCTATTTCATTTATTATTGATGTTTCAATAAAAGGATTATCTAGGTAGGTTGTTTTATAAAATACACAATCATCTCTAGGTATTAATTTGTCATATATCCAATGGTATTCATCTGATGGGTTAAAATCTAGTATTACCCTATCTTGTGTTCTGAATAATAACTGTTGCATATCTTCATAGTACAACTCGTTACCCTCATTAACAAATAGCAAATCCCTTTTCCTACCCCTAATCTTTTGTGGCTGGTCTAAAGATATGAATTCAACTAGGTTACCAAATAGGTGGTATTCTGAATTAGACTTGTTATGGTACTGCTCACTATAACATTTATAGTTTTGTAGTATGGCCATAAAATCTCTCATTACCGTTGCTCTTAAACTTGGAAATGATTTACGACATATGGTTATTACCTTATCATTGTTGTTTGCACAATAGTTAAATATTATCCATAAAAGAATATTGTAAGTTTTACCAGACCTTGTACCGCCTTGCTCAACTACAATCTTTTTATCTGTATTAGCTAAATGCTTGTAAACTATGTTAGTCTGTATCTTCGGTTTTATCAATTATCTCTATTTGAAAGTTAGTAGGCATACCATCAGCACCAGTTATTTCTTGTCTTTCTATATAACCTCTTTTCTTACCCTTTGTCTTTAGATAAAATATTGTTGCAGCAGTTGAGTTATCAGCTATCTGTTTATGTAGTTGGCTTTCTGCAAAGTCTAAAGCTACATTCTCAATGTCTTGTACCTCACGTGAAAATACCTCATCTTCTTTTAACCATTTGTAGTATGTACTTCTTGGAATATCTGCTTTCTTACAAGCTACCGTAACAACACCTAAACTTTGCTCAAGTGCTTTTAATAGGCTTTCCTTTTTTATGTGTCTACTTTCGTTCATTTATATAATCTTTTAAATTGTGTTTTATTTCCCACCCTAGTATTTCTTTTGTATTGTTTTCGATACTTACCGAATTATATCTTTCACCATTTCTTGATGGTATTATTTTTATATTGTCTGTAAACATTTTAGCCACATCAATTACTTTATATTCAATATCAGAACTTAAGTGCCATTCATTATTTACATTTTGTTTAAGTATCATACCTAATGCATTTACAATATCCTTAACGTGTGTAAATTGTCTTGTTTGGTTCCCATCCGATACAACTGTCAATGTTTCGTTGTTTTTGTATTGTGTTTCAAATATTCCAATTACTGTTGCATAACTACCTTGTGTTATATGGTTCTCTCCATACACATTGTAAAAGTAACATATTTCATAATTTAGGTTATACCATTCATTGTAGTTTTTAATCAACTCAACCATTTTAGCTTTTACCCAAGAATAAGGACTTAAATTTTCATTACCACCAAATTTAGAACTACTTGCTGAATAAATTAATTTAGCATTCCATTTTTTACATTGCTCAATAACTATGCTTGTGCCTAATAAATTTGTTTTCATAAGGTACTCTACATCTTTAAACGATGGTACAACTCTTGAATACTCTCCGAAATGGTAAACCACATCTTGTTTATTTAAGTTGCTTATATCGCTTGTATCGCCTTTTATATATTTAACACCTTTAATATGGTTTTGTTTAGTTCCAGTAAAGTAATTATCTAATGATGTTATTTCTGCATCTGTTGTTTTTTTTAGATGCTTTATTAAATTACTTCCTATATATCCAGCACCACCAGTTACTAATATTTTCATATTTTATTTTTTTGGTTTACCACCCCATCTGTGATTTGAAAAATGAGCTGCAAGCATTTCACTTGGAAAATTATTGTTTTCAAACATATTTATTTTTTCATTTCTTTTTGGTGCGCCAAAACCATTATATGGATAAAATGTTTTAATAGGTAAATGTGTTACATCATCTCTACCAAATAATACAGATGAAACAAATGCTGGTCCAGTTTGAACAGATGCAGATTTATTTATGTTTTCTTTAAACCAATAGGGTAGTTCTTCAATAGTTTTTTTAATTGCTATATGGTTTTTAGGACTTCCTATCACAGCGGTCTCAAATGATTTACTAGACCTTTTTCCAAGAAATGGCTTTTCATTTAACAACCCATCAAAACTTTGTAGTGGCTTAATATCTGTATCTACATATATACCGCCAATTTGATATAATGCTATTAATCTTACAATATCAGATAACCCAGCATAGCTAGAAACTTTATTAATTAAGTCTTGTATGTTGTTTGGTATATCTAATAAATCATATAAATTATCATCATTGATTGTTAAAAATTCATAAGTAGGGTGTATTTTTTTAAAGATTACCCACCATTCTTCAAATATCTCTGGCATTGGTTTGTTTCCTAGCCATATTCTTATAAATCTTTTGGGTGTTATATTCATTTTATTTTTTTTAATTTCATTCCGTATTCATTTATTTTCTTTAAACCATCCCAATCAAAAAACGGGTCTCGTATAAGTCCGTGTTTAAAATGTTTATTCCAAGATACAATGTGATGAGGTCTACCAAACCTTATTTTTGTTTGTGCATATTGTGGCCATATTTCTTCAAGACTTCTTGTTTTAAGAACCTTTTTTTCAAAAGCATTTCCTTTATATAATTCATCTTGGTTACCACCTTTCATTTTAGCCACAGTACTTACCTTATCAACTGTGTATGCAGAAAACAATACTGTACACATTTTGTTGTGTAATGCTTGTAAACATAAATCCACATCTTCGTTATACTTTAATCTCCATCTAAATGGTATGCTGTTACTCATTAGCATAGCACTATAAACGTGTGTATTTACTCTGAAAGGTAAATTATCGCTGGAACCTTTTACAACAAAAGAACTATAATTAAAACCGCTAATTGCTATATTGGTATATCGGTCAGTAAAATCTTCCGCAACCTTAATTGCAATACCAGCACTACAAGGTATTTTTTTTCCTTTTAAAACTCTCCTAAATTTATATATATTATCATCAAACATCCAATGTCTTTTGTGTCCGTTTTTTATTGAATGTTCCCAACCAAAGTTTCTTGCTGGAAAACTACCTACACCTAAATTAGAAAATGGTAATTTTAAAACATATTTTTTACCAACCGCTTTACAATAATTGTCATACTCTTGTGGCTCAACTAACATTTTAAAATCAAGACCATCTTTAATAAAACATTTTGCAGTTATAGGGTTTTCCCACCTACCTTTGGTAACTATATATATTGGATATTTATTCATATTTTTCTGTATATGATTGTCTTTCTATAAAAGGATAGTGTGTAGACCAAGTTAGTTTATTTCTTGAAGATATTTGAAGTTGTTTTTTTTCTATAAATTCTTCCCTATCTTCTTCATTGTCAAATGACACAACTAATTTTAATTGTTTATCAGATGCTTCAAACTCTGGTAAGCCAACCCATTCTGAATTTTCATCACTTTTATTTACTTCCTCAACAAAGTTATTGTTAAAATCATATATATTTAACCCCCATTCATTAAGGTCTTGACGTTCCCAAGTATTAGCCAAAACATCCCAATCCCATTGCCCAAAAGCAACATTATCTTTTATAACAAATTTCTTTTTTTGTTTTTCTGTTAAATCATTTGCTTTTATTATATAAACTTCTTTCAATCCAATTTCTTGACAAGCTTTGTAACGCATATTACCACCAAGTATTATATTGTTTTTATCTACAATAATTGGTCTTAACTGCAACATCTCTGGAAAGTCTATTAATGATTTTTTTAAATCTTCAAATTTACTTTCTTTTATTGTTCTTGGGTTTTCATTGTTTGCTTTTATTGATTGTATCTTAACCTTTTGTACCATATCTATATAACGTATTAAATTTACTTATTTATTTAGCTTTAAGTTTAATAGTCTTTCTCTTATTGCTTTTCTTTCTTTACCCTTTGGTAATTTGTCTAGTAGTTGTTGCATCTTTTGTATTATCTTTTTCATAGTTTTTAAAATTCGTTTGGTTTATCTTTAGTTGTTCTTGTAGCGAAGTATATTCCTATTACAAGTATTGCTATTCCTATTATTGACTTCATAATTTATTTATTTTAGTGGGTGTTATTCGGTATTTGTCAACTACAATGTTTGGTTTACTCTCATCATAATTTATTTATTTCTTGTTTAACTTCTTGGTAGTATTCTATGTTGTTAGATGGCTTTAGTATCTCACTTTCTAGTATAATGCTTATATGCAGCTTTGCACATTGCTTTGCTATATTACCGCTTATTGTATTATTAAAGTCTTGACCATCTATGTTGTAAAACTTCTTATATATGTTGTATGCTTTTTCTTTTGGTGTTTCCATAAATAGCCATTCTTTTTTTATCACACTCCACAATTTATTATTTCATACTTATCCTTTGGTTTCTGCCAATTAAAAGATTTTAGTATTACTGAAACCCTTTCATTATATGTTTTCATTTGTTCTTCATCTAATTTTCTATAAAGCATTTCATTTTCAGTAAAACCAGATACAACTTGTTTTTTAAGTTCTTTCAATTCTTCTAATTTTTTTTCATACTTTTTAATTTTACCGTTTGCATAATAGTATTTATTTCTAATAATCATATATTGATTTAATAGATTTGCTACATTTGTTTTTTTCTTATAATTAACATTTGGGGTGATTTTAAAATATCTTTCAAGGTTATCAAAATATTCTTTTTTATTTTCTTTATAAACCTTAAACATCTTCAATGAATGTATAGCAGTTGCGTGGTCGTATGTTTTAAATTTTGTTTCATTTTTTATAAACTCAGAAATAGCACTTGGTCCTAAATAAAACTTTTCTTTTAATAAGTAGCAAAAAAAAGCTCTAAGCTCTATTACATTTCTTACTCTTGTTTTTTCAAATATATCTACACCAGTAATTTCAATTAACAAATTACTTATTTCTTTTGGTGTTGTTAATGATAGTTCTTCTATATTATTTTGTTCCATTGCTTTGTAGTTTTTGAATGTATAAAGCTGCATCCATTAATTCTTCTTTTAGGTGTTGTAAAAAGTCATCGTGTTTATTGTCTTGTAGGGTTGTTTTGTATTTGTCTATTCCTACACAACTTCTTATGTCAAACTCTCTTTTTAAATCTTCAACTATTTTATCTTTCATTTTATTTCTCCTTAAAAAGCAAAGTTTCTTTTTTGAACCCAAACGCA